CTCTGCCGCCATCGCCTGCATCTGCTGCTGCGCGGCTTGCAAAGCCGGATTGTCGTCAGCCTCTTGCATTAGCTTGGGATCAATGGTCTTGGCAAAGCGCTTCGCCATCTCGGCGGCACCAGGCCAATCCATGTTTTTAACGAACAGATCGCCAGCCACGGCCCACAACTGCGGGTTGCCCTGCAACAACTGTGCCATCGCCTCCAACGCTTCTTGGCGCTTGGTCGCGTAACCCGGGCCAGTGGCAACCACTACGTCGTACTTGCCGACACTTGGGTTGTAGATTTTGTCGATCACAATCCCTTCTTGGTTCTGGATCTTACGCACGGCCTCTGGCTGCGTAGGGTCAATCTTGACCATCTTCGTCTCGCCATCCAGTCCGATGATCCGAACAATGCGCTGCGTGTCGTAAATCTTAGGGATCAGGTCAACACATTGCCTACCAATGTGCCGAACAGCCCGCGCCAGGTTGTCTTGGTAATGGTAGGTACCAACGTCGCCCTCGCGCTGGCGAGCCAAAATAGCCCTGCCGGAGCGCTCATTAGACTGCTGACCGAGGCTTGCGTTGTACTGCCCCGTGGCGCTCTTGATGTCCTCGGAAGCCCCCATTTTGGCCTGTATCAGACCGGTCTGAGCCATTGGAGGTAGCGCACGTTGCGGCAGCGGTAAAACCGCGCCTTGCCCGTCCGTTACGTCAGGATTGACCTCCAAATAAGGCCAATTCTGCGTGTTTGCGGTCTTCCACTGGGTTTCGTAACCTTCAAATTGGCCGCCATAACCAATAAACGGAGCCTTCGGAGCCAGCGCCAGCATCTCTGCCTCTTGGCTCGTCCAGTAGTTGTACATCCGTTGTGCATCTTTGGCGTTACGAACCAAGCCGCTGATGTAAATGCGTCCCTCAACCTCGTATTCGTTGCCAATTACCCGCACAACCGGAATACAACTACCCGCCCATTCCTGTTCTTCAAGGATTTCGTAGCCGTTAATCTTGCACCACTTGATCTTCTTGCGATCTGCTTGGCGTGATTTCTTTGGTTTGCCGTAAACCTGGCGCAATTCCTTGTCTTCCGGCGTACCCTCAAAGGCAGTCACGTTGCCGGGATACAAATTCAGCGTCTGCTTGTCGTATTCGATATAAAAATACTCAGCAATACGGATCGTATCGGTATTGAGCCACTGGCTCAGGTTCTGATCCCCGACACCCAACGTCTCAAGCGTGGACAATGGCGACGCATTAGGGAAAAGCCGGTGGTATTCCTCTTGGGACAGATCCTCGGTGATAAAACACCACTTTGCGTCCGATCCGCATGGGTCTTGGATCAGCGGGTCCATGTAGACCGAGAAACTATTGCGTACCCGAGCGATCTTGATGTCCTGATCAAACGTATTGTCGTCGCAATACTCGGTCAGAATCCGAATATAGCCCTCACCGTAGGCCACCTGATTCTCGCAGGCCGTGTCATAGGCCACATCAGCATCCGAGATGTACTCAATATGCCGAATCATGCCGTTGAAAATCTCGGCAACCTCTATATCAGCGTCATCATTGACTGGAATGACCTTGACACTAGGCCGATTCTGGCGCTGATCATTCGTAATCTGGTGAACGTGCTGCGGCAGTTTGTTAATCGTCAAGCAGGGCCGAGCGTTAATTGTCTGCCCCTGCACCGCACCACGAGTTGCCAGCACATCTGCCGGCCATTGCCACTGGTTATCCGGGCTACCCGCATAAAAACGAAGGTCGTCCAGCTCGTCTTCGCGTGACTCCGAATACGCCGAAATCGCCATTGAGAGGCGATCCCGCGCTGTTGACAGCACATCCGAGTCGCTTTTGAGCGGCTTACCACCCAGTGCGACGTTGCCAACAGCGTTAATACCAGTGTAATCAGATGCCATCAACACTTCCAGCGTTTAAGTGACGCCTTAGCCCGCTCGGCATCGCCTTTGGCGTGGGCTACAACCCCTTCCATCCGGGCGCAAAAGCTGGACTTGCGGCCCTTGTCGGCCTCTGTCTTGGGGTTTGGAGCTGGTGCTTTCAAATTGCTGCCAGTCTCACGATTATACTTCTCTCGACCCTTCTCCGTCAGTCCAGCGCCCTTGCTAACTGGCAACTTCTCGCCGCGCCCAACGGATAACGATACGCCTTTCTTCACTTCTTCTTGGCCGTCTTCGCCGACTCTTTAAAGTCCTTGGCCGTTGGCGCACCAGCAGAACCAGGTTTACGCATCTTCTCGCCGCTGCCGGCCTTAATGCGTTCCTGCTTCGCGTGAATATTGGCGTATAAACCCTGTTTCATTTCTTCTTCGCCGCTTCGCGCTTGGTAGCGTAGGCAATCGCAACTGCTTGTTTGACCGGTTTACCGGCCTTGACTTCAGTCTTGATGTTTTCTTTGAAGGCTTTGGGAGAAGCAGATTTCTTGAGCATTTACGCACCCATCCAAGACCCAGACATTGTAGCCCCACTAGACCTTATGGTCCGAGGTGGCTCTTTATATTCCCGATGCGCCACCGGGTAGGCAAACGTCACGGCCAACGCATCAGCCGCATCCGGGCTTGCCAAACCCCTAGCCTTCATCTCTTTCTTTCCTTCCAGAAAGATCGTACCCGCAGAGTTTGGCTTTTTCATAGGGCCAATCAGATCCGCCTTCAATTGCCGATCCTTTGGAATGCTGGCAGATCGTAACCAATCACGCATCGCGCCCCACATCTCCGCCCGCTTATTGCCCCACATTACAGGATTCTTGGCCTTCCAGCCAAAATTAACCCCACGCACCTTATACCGTTGCTCCGTCAATCTGTCAAGCACACCATACCCCAAACCGCCCTCGTCAATTACCGTCAAAGTCGGCTTGTATTCCTCAATCGCGTCAATCACATTGCCCACCGTGGTCATCGTGTCATCACCACGGAAACGCTTAATCGCAATCAAATCCCGGCCTTGGCGCACCACAATCACCGTCGCATCCAAGCCGCCCCTCGCCGGATCCACACCAATCACAATCGGCGCTGTCTCATCCTTGTACTTGGCGCGATCCATCGCCTCATCCACCAGCCGCGGGCCAATAAACTGATCATCGCCACTGGCCGGAAACTCACCATAAACCTCAACCCGCGCCTGCGGCGAATCCTCGCCATACTCCGCGATGATCTGCTCGTAAGTATTCTTGTCCGTCCCTTCCACCTGCCTCGCGTCTATCTGCCGGCCCTTCCAGAAGTCGCGCTTGCCGTGGAATGTCTCAAAGAAATACCCCTGGTTGCGCCGAGGGTTGCTAAACGCAAACCAATACCGATCCAGAATATTTTCGGTAAAAAACCCAGCACCCACCGCCCAGATCGGATCCGGTATCCCGCTGGCCTCGTCAAAGATCAGCATCATTCCGTCATGGTTGTGCACCCCGGCGTACGCATCTGGGTTTTCTTCCGACCAGAGTTTGCCCTCTGCCGCCCAGTAGCGCGTACCTTTCTTCAAATCCCGCTCAACCAGTTCGGTCAACCACTGCGCCGGCACGATCTTGGTCGCGCTGATCTCCCACCAGTAGCTGTTGATGATCATCGCCTGCCACTTGGTGAGCTCGCCCCAGGTCACCGAGCGTAGTTGGCTCTCGCTGTTGGCGCTTACGATCACCGTCGAGCCGATCCTCGTGGTCAGCATCCACAAAATCAACCAGCTTACCAACGCAGACTTGCCGATCCCTCGACCGCTTGAGACCGCCTCGCGCAGCGTCTCCATGTCAACTTTGCCTTTGTTCGTTCTAATGTGCGCGGCGATGTCTCGCAGGATCTCACGCTGCCACTTCCTCGGCCCGTTGAACTTGGCGAGCGGCGTGTTTTCTTGGCCCCACGGGAAGGCAAACAGCACGAAGGCTTCCGGGTTGTCGGCGATCGTTGGCGACCAAAGTTTGGTCATCAGGATTTGTTCGTCTTCGGCGCTGTATCGAGTTTTTTGCATTTTTCAAAAAATAAAAAAAATTTATGCGGCCCCACCGTTACCGTGACCGGTCGCCCCCGGCCCCCCCGCCCCCTCGGCGCGCGGCTGGAGCGGCTGGCTGGCCCTCGGCGTGGGCGTCGGCTTGGCCCTAAGTCGTTGATTTCATTGCGTTTTCGCCGCGGCCATCGATTTTGCTCTCGACGTACTCAACCGTAACCGGCGTAACATCGACCGTAACAGCGTCTGTTACGCCTAGTAACGGCGTGTCCTGCTCGACGATCTCGGCCTCGATGATGCGAGCCTGCGCCTGCGCGAGCGCGTCGGTGATGGAGATATTGGCGCTCAGCTCGATCTGGCGCGGTGCTTCGGTCCAGCGCATTTGCGTTTTCGTCCACCAGATGAGCGAGGCGACGTCGCCGGACATGGCCTTTTGGTAGAGCGTCTTGCCGATGCCGGCGTGAGCTTTGGCGCGGCCTTGCTCAAGATTTTCCTTAAACCGCTCGCGCAAAGTCGACACGCCAATGCCGCCGCGAATCAGCGCAGCGATGTGCGCTTCAGCAACGCCGTAACCAGCCATTGCCTCGACTTGCTTGCGTTCTTCGTCCGTTGGCTCGAAGCGGGGGCGGCCCGAATTCGGCCTCGCACCACCATGTCGATTTTGTTGTTTCTGACTTTCAACTTCCATTTACCGATAACTCATTGAATGTTTTGGAGTTTTCCTGGCACACTGCTTGCTTTCCTGTGTAATCCTGCCATCTCTTTACTATCACGTCGCAATACTTCGGGTCAAGCTCCATCATCCTGCATTGACGCCCTGTCTTTTCGCAGGCGATCAGCGTAGAGCCTGAGCCGCCGAATAGGTCAACAACAATTGAACCAACGTCAAACTTTTTAAACGTCCATTCGGCAAGTGCAATCGGCTTTTGTGTTGGGTGTACTCTTTTTTCTTTGTCTTTCATGTTTTCTTGCAACATTCCAGACCACCGCCATTTAACCAATCGCGCTGCTTTTTTGTAAGTCGTCCAAGCAAGTTCGACGTCTGCAAAATCTGCATCGCCGTTGTCCTTGTCCCAAACAATCCAACAAGAGGAGGGAGGCAATCGATCAGCGTAGTAATTAGCCCCCCAAAAAACGCAAAATTCCGAAAGAGTCAATGCAACATTGATTGCTTCATAGGGGATACTTTTGTCCCACTCATTGACGCCGTAATCAATCTTTTTTGCTACTCCACCACCCTTGCCTTGTGATTGACTTCCGATGTTGATTCCGTAGGGCGGGTCCGTAAACACCATGTCGGCCTTGCCGCCATCCATCAGCGTATCAACCGCGTCAATCGACCCAGAATCGCCGCACATCAGCCGGTGCCGCCCTAGTATCCAAACGTCGCCCAATCGCGTTGTAGGCTCTTCTGGAGCCTCTGGAACGGCATCCTCATCCGTCAACCCAGGTTCAACCTCCAACGGCGTGAGCGCATTGATCTCATCAAGGGAAAAACCAGTCAAATCTAGGTCAAACCCTGTCTCGCCCAACTCCTTGAGTTCAAGGGCTAGCATCTCGTTGTCCCATCCGGCGTTTAAAGCCAATTTGTTATCGGCCAGGACGTAAGCCCGCTTCTTCGCGTCGCTCCATCCTCGGGCTACCATAACTGGCACTTCACGCATCCCTAGGCGTTTCGCCGCCATCGTCCTGCCGTGACCGGCGATGATCCCTCCATCCTCATCAACCAGCACCGGGGTAGTCCAACCCCACTCTCGGATTGAAGCAGCGATCTGCCCTACCTGTTCATCCGAGTGCGTCCTAGCGTTCCTCGCGTAGGGGATCAATTTTTCAATCGCCCATTTCTCAATTTTCTCTGCTGGATCGGTCATCTTCCGATTTTCCCCTAAAAGTGAAACCTTACCGTACCGTATCACTCCGCATCGTACCGTAACACCGTAACACTCTAAAGAGTGTGTTACGTTACGTTACGGTAAACTCGCCTTTGCCACCGTAACAATGTTACGCCATGTTACGGCTTGTTACGGTTGTTACGGACTAATTTTTAGAACTAAATCCCTTTCCCTTAGCCTAGTTTTTCCATGAACCTTTTGGATAGCACTGTATCTTTAACCACCCACCCCTTGTCATGCCTGCCTATAATTTCAGCATCCGTCAGATCCCTGATGATCATTCCCGGCCTGGCTGAAGCCTTCAAGTGCTGGTCTACCGAGTTGGCTTTGACGCCCTGCTCCAGCAAAAACGTCTTGAACGCCTCTCGGCTGACGTAAGGCTGCTCATCCGCAACTTCCGCGCCGCCAACAAACCAAGCCCGCTCCAAATTGGTTTTGTGTTCTGCCAGCTTGTCTTCCTTTGGTTGTGGTATCCGCAGATCGCCCTCGGCAAACATCTCAAACACCGCCCCAGGCAGCGGCAACCCATCCTCATCCTGCCAACCTAGATCCACTGGGCTTAAGCACCCATGCAAATCCTTCGGTTCCGGCGCGTCTTTCTGCTTGGTGCAGGACACGACGATCTCATGCGTCTTGCCATGAACCAGAATGCTCGCGTCCAATGCCCCGCGCCACGCGCTAGAACCCCGCGCACGCTGTTTTGACTCCGAGTTATGGCCTAAGTGGTGTATCAACATTGTCGTCGCACTAAGGGCCATTGAGACGATATTGCAGGCATTGATCATCGCCCTGGTGTCTTTGGCCGAATTCTCATCCCCTGACATATGGTTGTTAAGCGTATCAATGTTCACGAGCGCGACTGGCTCGGACGTTAACGCCCGCACGGCGGCGATCACTTCCGTCGCTGCGCCGGGGCCATCCAGATCGATTGCTTTGTTGCTGATCAACAGATTGTCGAGACTGGTTACGTTGTTACGCCGGCACCAGCTCGCGATACGCTGGCGCATCCCGTAGTTGCCTTCGCCTGCCAGGTAAACCACGATCCCGGGTTTGGTTCTGATACCGCCCCACGGGATACCGCTGGCAATGCAACAAGCCATGTCCAGCGCAACGAATGTCTTACCCACGCCTGACTCGCCATACATCATTGCCGTGGCATACGCCGGAAGCCACCCCTTCACAATCCACGGCACGGGGCTTGGTTGCCCCAGGAAGCTCGTTGCGCGAGTGAGGAAATAGTCTCGGGTGGGTTCGCCCTCCAAAAGCCGTTCTGCGGCCTCTGAGCCGATTGCACTGCTGGCTGCAACGTCCGTGTCCGGTTCGTATCGAGTGACTGATCTTGCGATCTGCTTGATCTCGCTCGAAGGCAAGGGGATCTCGCACCGCGTTTCGTTGGCGACGCTGATCGCGGCCAAAATCTCGGCTTCGGTCATGCCAAACGAACGCATCGCACCGGCCAGACTCGTCAGACCATCGTTACGGTTGCCTTGGATCAGCTCCCCGCTAGTGGTTGGCGTGGCTTTGCGTCGGCCTAGATGCGGCATCCAAGGCTCTGGTATCACACTAAGTGCTACACCATCAAACGGATCGCTGGAAGCCTCCCACTCGTAGCCTCGCTCCTCGATTGTTGATGGGTACACGATGAAGTAACGCCCGTCCGACAAAAGGTCGATACCGTCTGCCAGCTTGCAGGATCGAATGCCATCGAGATGCTTGGCAACGTAGTGCTGGCCTCCGCCCGCGGTGAGCGCCATTACGCCGTCACGGATTTGGCCGTGATCCGAGATCCATTGCTGCCAACTGGCGTCACCGCCGTTGCGTGGGTCAATATCAAACACCACGATCCCGCTGGCGCTACCACAAGCAATCCCGATATTTAGGTTCGGGTTTTGGGTCCACCAGCGCTTGATCTGCTCTGGGTCTTTGGTTGCGTCGTTAACCCCATGAGCGGTGGCAGGAACCTTGCCGTTGGGCACTACCGGTAGGACGGACCAGCCCCATTTTATATATGAAAGCGCTGCGTCAATCTTGTTCATGGTCTGCACGTAACTTGCCCTCGGTCTTGACTTCAATCTCGTATTGCCTGCCCATGGGTGGCCTGCCTCCCCACCTATAGATCACCTGGGGCCAGACCCCAAGCGCATCGGCGAGCTTTTTCAGCCCACCGAAATGCTCGATTGCTTCCTTGGTCGTCACTTTTTCCACCTTGGTTGAAACTTTGTGTTGACACTTTAACTGGAAAGGAGTAAAGTGGCAACCACTGCACGAACGGATGGCCCGACGGTGCAGCCAACAACCAAGGATAGTGATGAAGATCATTTTTACCAAGCGCGAGGTTGAGCAGATCATCCTCGGTCATGTGCATCGTGAGTTCTATGAGGAAGTCAACAAGGTCGAGCTTCGCTCATACAGCGAAGACGAGTTCGTGACCGTGAGCTGGTCGGACGAAACCGAGGAGGAAGACGGCGATGAATAAGTTTGAACCACGCGAAGATTCCCTTTGGGTCACTGCGCTGGCCTCGATTGCGGTGGGCGCGATGGCCGCGATCTGCCTGTTTCTGGCTTTAAGCGGGGGGCTTTGATGGCAATTTTATTAAAGAGAACCAAGGAGGCGACCGCGCAAGCGGTCAAGCTCTTGGTTTACGGTCAAGCCGGGGCTGGCAAGACCAGCCTCATCCCGACGCTGCCTGCGCCGGTCATTCTGAGCGCTGAGGGCGGGTTGTTGAGTATCGCTGATACCAACCTGCCCTTCATTGAAATTTCATGCATAAATGAGCTGCAAGAGGCCTATAAATGGCTCACGAGCAGTGCTGAAGCGACGGAGTTTGAATCGGTGGCGCTCGATTCAATCTCTGAAATCGCGGAAGTGGTCTTAAACGCCGAAAAAAAGGCGACAAAAGACCCTCGGCAAGCGTACGGCGCTATGCAGGAGCAGATGGCAGACATTATACGGGGCTTTCGCGACCTACCCGGCAAGCACGTTTACATGAGCGCCAAGTTGGAGAAGACCCAGGATGAAATGGGGCGCGTGTTGTACGCCCCTTCGATGCCGGGTAACAAGACCGGCCAGTCGCTGCCTTACTTCTTTGACGAGGTTTTGGCGCTGCGGGTCGAGAGGGATGCCGAGGGCAACACCCGACGCGCCTTGATGACGGACGGCGACGGGCTTTGGCTTGCGAAGGATCGGTCTGGCAAGCTGGATGTCTGGGAGGACGCCGATCTCGGCGACATCATTAGGAAGATACAAGCATGACAATCTTTGACGATATCACTTTGGACGAGCTGGCCGAGCGCTGGCTTGGGTATAAGGAGGCCGAGCGCATCGCGGTTGAAATGCGCCGGGATTGCGAAGACCAGATCCTGAAAAAGGTTCAGTTTCCCGAAACTTTTGAGGGAACCGATAACCTGGTGCAACCCGGATCGCCTTTTGGCATCAAGATCGAGGGACGCATCAATCGCACTGTCAACGCAGACAAATTGCTCTTGATTGCCGCCGAGGAAGGGCTTGACGAGCATTTGTCAACAATCTTTCGCTGGAAGCCAGAGATCAACATGGCGATCTGGAAAGCCACCGAGGAATCAATCACCAAACCGCTATCTGGCGCAATCACGGCCAAACCTGGCCGCCCATCTTTCACCATCACGAGGAAATAATCATGTTGTTAGACGAAACCTTTGACCTTGGCTCGCTCCCACAGTCCGATCGTAACTTTGAACCCCTGCCTGCTGGCTGGTATACCGCAATCATTACCGGAGCAGAAATCGTGCCAACCAAACTCGGCAATGGCAAATACATCAAGGTCCGTTATGACATCACCGGCCCGACTCATGAAGGGCGCGTGGTGTTTGGCAACCTTAATGTGCGTAACGCCAACCCAAAGGCCGAGGAGATTGGCCGCCAACAGCTTGGCGAGATCATGCGGGCGATCGGCCTTACCTCGTTGAAAGACACCGACCAGATGATCGGCGGCAATCTGTCGATCAAGCTTGACATTCGGATCTCGGAGCAATACGGCAACAGCAACGAGGTCAAGGGCTTTAAGGCACTGGCTGGTGCTGCTGCTCCTGCGCCGAAGCCCGCAGTCGCTGCGGTCGGTGCCGGAGTCAAAGCCGCGCCACCATGGGCTAAAAAGTAACAGGCAAAAAAATGCCCCGGTTCAGCGCCGGGGCAAAGTACCAAAGTACCAAGGGAGAGAGCAATGAGGATACCTGACGCGCAGTATAGCATTCCAGAGCTAATTGATAAATTTCACGAAAAAAAGCCGCAGCACCATCGAGATCACCTTGGTGCTTCCCTGCTTGGGCATCCTTGTGATCGTTGGTTGTGGCTGTCTTTTCGGTGGGCTGTCGCTCCGAAGTTTGAAGGTCGCACGCTGCGAATATTTCGCCGGGGCCAGCTTGAAGAAGCAACCATCAAGGATGACCTCCGCGAAATCGGCGTCCAGTTCAAGGCTGGCATGGCGCAAGAGCGGGTGGACTTTGGTTACCACATTGGCGGCAGCATTGACGACATCGCCTTGAGCGGCGTACCTGGCGCACCGAAGTCAAAGCACATTGTTGAGTACAAGACTCACAACAAAAAGAGCTTTGAACAGGTTGAAGACAAGGGCGTCGAAAGCGCCAAGTGGGAGCATTACGTCCAGATGCAGCTTTATATGCACGGCACTAAGATTGATCGTGCGTTGTATGTGGCGGTCTGTAAGGACGATGATCGACTGTACGCCGAGCGCGTTGAGTACGATCAGGATGTTGCTGAGAAAGCGCTGGCTCGTGGTAAGCGGATTGCATTGTCAGACCGGATGCCGGAGCCGTTAAGCACCGATCCAAGTTGGTATCAGTGCAAGTGGTGTCCGGCGCATTCGTTCTGCCATGGCGATCGTCTGACCAAAGAGGTTAACTGCCGCACCTGCGCCCACAGTACGTCAACGCCGGAGTCAATCTGGATTTGCGAGCGCCATGCCGGTAATGAGATCCCGGTGGAATGGCAGCGTGAAGGATGCGGTAGCCATGTCTTGCACCCGGATATGGTTCCGTGGCAGCGCAAGGATGCTCAGGATGAATGGCAAACCATCTACGTCATCAAAGGTAAAGACGTTGTGAACGGCGAGCCAGGTGAGGGCGTGTACGGGTCAAAGGAAATCGTTGCAAACCCTGATGCTTGCGCGGAGTCGGATGAGGGAATGGCGAAGTTGCGTCAAGCGTTTGATGGGCGGGTGGTTGGATGAAAGTTCTTATTGCTTGCGAATACAGCGGCACGGTAAGAGACGCTTTCATTAAAGCAGGACACGATGCAATGTCTTGCGATCTGTTGCCAACAGACGTAGCGGGGCCGCACCATCAGGGCGACGTTACGGACATATTGAACCATGGATGGGATCTGATGATCTGCCATCCACCCTGTACTCACCTTGCAGTCTCTGGTGCTAGGTGGTTCAAAGAGAAGCAGAAAGAGCAAGCAGAGGCTCTGGAGTTTGTCGAGCTGCTACTTAATGCTCCTATCCATCAGATCTGCTTAGAGAACCCTGTCTCAATTATCAGCAGCAGGATCAGGAAGCCTGACCAGATTATTCAACCTTGGCAGTACGGTCACGGTGAGACGAAAGCAACCTGCCTGTGGCTGAAGAACCTGCCCTTACTCAAACCTACCAATATTGTGGAAGGCAGAGAAGCGCGAATCCACAAGATGCCCCCCAGCCCCAACCGTTGGAAAGAAAGATCTAGAACCTTTGAAGGCATCGCTGACGCAATGGCCGCGCAGTGGGGTTGTTTATGATCCTGCGTGACTACCAGCAACGCGCCATAGACGATCTGTACGCTTGGTTTCTTGCCGGCTATTTGGGTAATCCTTGTCTGGTATTGCCAACAGGATCAGGCAAGAGCCACATTGTTGCGGCCCTTTGCCAAGATGCGTTGACTAAATGGCCTGAGACGCGGGTGTTGATGCTGACCCACGTGAAGGAACTGATTGAGCAGAACGCCGAGAAGATGTACACACATTGGCCTGACGCACCGCTCGGGATCTACAGCGCGGGCATAGGGCGGCGTGAGTTACACCAGCCGATCACGTTTGCTGGTATTCAGTCGGTGCGGGATAAGGCGGCGCAGATTGACCACGTTGATCTGGTGATCATTGACGAGTGCCATCTGGTTAATCACAAGGATACCGGCGGCTATCGTGACCTACTTCGCCAGCTCAAACGTATCAACCCCAATCTTCGGGTTATTGGTCTAACCGCCACGCCTTACCGCTTGGGCCATGGCCTGATCACGGACGAGCCGGCGATTTTTAACGCGCTGATTGAGCCGGTTACCATCGAGGAGCTGATCTATAAAAAGCACCTCGCCCCGCTGCGATCCAAGTTAACATCAACGATGTTGGATACCACTGGCGTTGCCAAACGAGGCGGTGAGTTCGTGGAAGGCGCTCTGCAACGAGCAGTCAACACCAAAGACCAAAATGTGCGCGTGGTGTCCGAAGTGATTGCGCTGGCCGAGGAGCGGCAGCACTGGTTATTTTTCTGTACCGGCGTCGAACACGCTCAGAATATTTGCGAGATTTTGAACTACTGGGGCGTGACTGCCGCCTGCGTGACCGGCGAAACGCCCAAGAAAGAGCGCGAGCAGATCATTGAGCACTTCAAGGTCGGCAAGATCAAAGCGTTGACCAACGCCAACGTGTTGACAACCGGGTTTGATTACCCCGACATTGACCTGATCGCTATGCTGCGTCCTACGATGTCCCCTGGCTTGTACATCCAGATGGCTGGTCGTGGAATGCGGCCCAAGAGCCACACTGATCATTGCATGGTGCTGGATTTTGCCAAGGTCGTTTCTACTCATGGTCCGATCACCGCCGTACAACCGCCCAAGAAAGGCGGCACAGGCGACGGTGTTGCGCCGGTCAAGGTTTGCATCGCCTGCAACGAAATCTGCGCTCTATCGGTGCGAGAATGCCCGTCCTGCGGCACGGAGTTTCCGGCGGCATCGCCCAAGAAGCTCAAGCTCCAGAACGATGACATCATGGGCGACAGCGGCACGGAAATGGCCGTGAGCGACTGGACCTGGCGGCAGCACGTTAGCCAAACCAGCGGCAAAAAGATGCTTTCTGTGACATATTATGGTGGTTTGAGCGGTGCGCCGATCACCGAATATCTTCCCGTGCTGCACGGAGGTTTTGCTGGAGAGAAAGCGCTTGGGACGCTATATTATTTGGCGAGCAAGGCCAGCGTGATCCTGAGCGAGATGGCAAGGCTGGCCGACACTGAAGCTCTGGACTACGCCGTGATCGCGATGAACCAGGGGAAGCCGCCGGTGTCGATTGAGTACAAGCGTGATGGTAAGTTTTTTCGAGTGGTGGGTAGGAAATGGTGATGCCAACTGAACACGAAGAACAACGCGAACTGGTGCGTTGGTTTCGCCAAACCTACCCAGATGTTCGTATTTTTGCCATCCCCAACGGAGAGAAGCGCAGCATCAGCGTGGCCGGCAGGCTAAAGGCCGAAGGCGTCAGCGCTGGGGTGCCAGATTTGTTTGTCCCCTCGTGGGGTTTGTGGGTTGAGATGAAACGTCAAAAAGGAGGGACGATTAGGCCAGAACAAAAGGACTGGATTGAATACTTAAAAAACTGCGGTCATCGAGTCATTGTGGGATACGGATTTGAAGACGCAAAAACCAAAATTGAAAACCAAGGGTGAGAAATGAGTTTAATTAGCATCACGCATGATGAGCCGTACGCCAGAACCGAGTCTATGAGAATGGTTGAAGGCAAGTTGCTCAAGGCCAGAGTCAAAGGAATTCATTTAGACGAAATCAGGGAAATGCGTTTGGTTGACGTAGCGTTCAAAAGAAAGATTTTCAAGTGCTACATGGACTGCGTAACCGGCAGTTTGTATGACGTTAAAACCAAAGAGTGCCTGTCCAGCACAAACTTAAAAATCGCGCAAGTTAAACAATGAGAATCACAATAGATCAAAACCACCCGACGATTAGATACGTCTGGGAACACGGTGAGTTGACTGCTTACCAGATAGACCTACCTCAATACACGAGGTTCTCAATCGAGGATCACTTGCAAAAAGGGATTATTCGCAATCTACTGACTCGCCGCAAAGCGCCGGCTGAATTAGGGTCCAACAGAATGGTTTGGTTCTAT